ACCGCCCCACCCCGCCCCGTGGAATCATACTGTGGACATCCTCGTACTTGGCGGCGGGGACGGTCTGCTGGCGCGCGACCTCTTGAAGCGATGCACTATACCGGAAATCACGATCGTGGACTGGGACGCAAAGTTTGTCAAGTGGGCGAGGAAGAACATTCCCGAAAACAATGGGTCTTTGGATGACCCGCGCGTGAGGGTTTTCGACATGGACGTTCGCGATCCGCGCATCATTGAGGAGGACAAGACATATGATGTCATAGTTCTTGACCTACCCGATCCAGATTCAAAGGAAATGCAGGAACTCTACACGTACGTCGTGAAGACGCTTATACCTGCCGTTTCAAAAAGTCACGTGACGGTGAAGGCGCACGTGGGACCTGCAGTCACGACAAACAAAAAGCACCCGAACTGGGCGTTCATTGAAACGTTTAAGTTGGACATGGAGGATATGTTCTACACGTCGGGCAGGCGCACAGACTACAAACTTCAGGTAGAGTACATTCCGTCCTACATGCACGAGTGGGGGTTTGTCACCTGCGTTGCGTGGAAGCATCCCGACGCCGAGAACTGCTGCAATTGTGGGTTAAACTACGCGCGGTGTGAGTGCTACGCGTTCAACGATCCTAGCGGCGCCGCTTACCGCCAACCTTCGCCGTCTTGCTGCTCCGACGCCGATGATTGCGCCTGCGACTACGGCGTCCGCCCTTCGCCGCTGGCGCCGACGGACCAGCACCCGTGAGACTTGATCCGCCCGGGGGACTCCACGTGGTGTCGGGACCATCGCCGTACCGACCCGTACCATCGGCAAGAGTGCCATCACTTCCACCTCCATTTCCACCGCCAAAACCGTACAACGTACCGCCGCGGCGGTGTTTCTTTTTCGTTGCCCGACGGCGTCCGCCCAGCACAGGTCCAGCAAGAACGCCGCCCTCCATCGATGTGCCGCCGCACCCGCCGCCACCCTTGAAGGTCTTGGACGCAATCTTCATCGCCTCGCCGAACTTGATGCCCTTCGCCTTTGCCACGCTCTTGATGTGCGCAATCCACGCCGAGCGCTTGCCGCCCTTCTGCACGCTTTCGGGAGAAAGTCCCCCATTTGACGCTGCTGCTCCTTCAAACCCTTCAGACATACTGTTTATTTAGGTCGCAGACTTTATTGTAAAGTCGTACATGGGCGACATCATCTGCTTGGGTTGGAACGAGACGGCAGGGTTCTGCTGTTTCGGCGCTTCGTACGTCACAGGGTTGTAACGCAGTCCCTCCTCCTTCAGGACATACGACCCTTCCAAAAACGTCCCGATGTAGGGATCCAGTGCATCGTCAATGCTGCCGTAGTTCATGGCGACCCACTGACATCCGAATCCAAAACATATCTGCGCCTTGCGGTTCGTGAGGTTCTTGCCTTCGTCGGGGACTACGAGCGTGATTCCGCGGCGGTTGAACTCGATGAGTTCCTCGTAGTCGTAGGTCTCTGCCGCCTGCTTGTAGGTTAGTCTGCGCATGTAGGACGAGTCCCACGACATGTTGACGAGTTCGTCCATCCCGTTGCCCTTTGTATTTTTCCCGCCGACGATGATGATTTTGCCGAGGAGGTTACAGACCGGTTCAAGGGCAATGTTCTTTTTCTGGTAGGTGTAGGGCAGATCGAGCAGGAAGCGGGACAGCGTCTTTTTCAGCACTTCTGCCGCCTTGGTCATCAGAGTGTTGTTGGTGGTGTGAAAGTTCAGCGAGAGGACAAAGGGGTTCTTGTTTCCGGGCGTGTCGTCGGCAAAAGCGGTGTTGGCGATTTCCACGCAGCAGTCTTCAAGTTTTACGCCGTTGTAAGAGTAGAGGCGCTTGTACGACGAGTCCGTCAGACCTGCAGTGGGAACACCTTCGACGTCGTAGATGTTCAGATCGACGACGCGCGCGCCCGCCTGAATAACCTTTTTGATGGCAGATGCGTAGGTGTAGTCCTCAGCGTCCTTGCTGGCGTAGATCGAGTTTGCCGAGGCGGCGACCATGTAGTCGCACATGACGCGGTCGCTGGGACACCCGACCGGGGCGTTCGCAAAACCTTCCTTCTTCGTATTTGCGGCAGGCGAGACTCCGATCGCGTCAATCACGGTTTGGATGTTTTTCGTGCCCTCTGCTTCGGACGGTTTCGTAGCGTGTCGCAAGCGAATAAACCCCCACACTCCAAGGCACGCCACGATGATTCCGACGAGAACTCCTGCGACAATCCACTTGTATTCCAAGAACCACGTTGCGAACGTCCCGAGTAGTCCTCTGCTGCTTTCGCCAGTAACTTCCGCCTCCATTACTTCTTGCTACGACGTTGTTTGTAGCGGAAAAAGAGTCTGCGTATCATCATCATCACGTCGTCCGGAATGCGCTTCTGCATCGGTATGTCGTAGAGGGAGCAGTAAAGAAAGTAGATGCAATACATGCCGCACTGGGCGTCCTTGTACTGGTGGCGAATCTTGTTAAAGTAGAGTTCCATGGGCGCTTCGAAAACACCCATTTCGTCGACCTGCTTCTTCCAGCGCTCCATAAGCGCTACGATTTCGGGTTCGGGTTTGCGCGCGTACGAATCAAAGTACGTCATCGTCGGAGTCGCGCGGCGCAAGTTTGCAAACGCCGCGATCCAGTGTTCGCCCTCCCCGTCTGACGTGTCCGTGTTGAAGACGATACCGACACTGCGATACCCCTTGCGATAGAGTTCGGAAATCTTCATGCTGCAGAGCGAAGAAACGAGGCATTTTCCGGTTTTGGAATGCTTGTCGAAATCAATGGGAACGCTCTTGACATAGTAGTAGTCGGGAATGATTTCTTGATAATACGCCTGCGACTTGTCGATATCGTCGGAGGACAACCATTCAGCGCCGTTTTCGTTCCAACTTTCGGGCGCGGCGGGTTTTTTAACGAGGGCGTGTGCTATGCACGCCCGCTCAACCGTAGAGTTGCGGCAGACTTGCCGCATGCGTTCCGTAATCTCCTGCCATGCGTGTGCGGTCTTGCGGATGGGCGGTTCGTCGGGGTGCTCTTCGTTGTACGCCTCGCGAAGTTTTTCAACTTCACGGGGATCCATTGTTCAAAACGGATGTTCTTTTTTGATGTGTATTCAAAAGCAGAACAGCATCATGGCGACATCATTGAACCCCGCCACTATATCGATCGACCAGCGCGACCTCGTCAAGGCGGTGCGCAAGTTCCGCGAGTGCGACGACAAACTCAAGGAACTCAACAAAGAGGTCTCCAAACTGCGGGAGGCGAAAAAGTTGGTGGAGGAGGAAATGGCGGGCATTCTGAAGCGCGGTCCGTTCGCGACGCTGGACAAACTTGAACTCGCCGGAGACCAGTCGCGTATCGATATCCAGCGCCCCGGGACATACAGCAAACCGTGGTCGTACGGTCAAAAGGACCTTGACACCGACGCCACCGACTACTTTGCCAGAATAGGGAGATCGCGCGAAGAGGCGAAGGGGTTTGTTGATTTCGCCAAGGCGCGTAAGAAGTCGCAATTGGTCTCAACCGAGTTCTCGTTTAAACGCGTCGTGAACGTAGACGATAATGCTAGCGGCGACGCAGAGTAAGTCTACAGCAGCGTTCCATGATTGGTTGGAGGAACACCAAGATTCCCTTCAGACACTTTTTTTGGATCTAGAAAATTCCTTAAAAACGAGGGGTTTACTGCGAACAGATTTTAAGAAATATAGAACGCATCACTTCTCAGAGTTCTGCCGCAATGTCTTTCGACACTCTTCACTCTGGGCGCACAGCAAGACTTTTGGATGAGTATAATGAAAAGCACCGCGCGTCGCATATGGACAAGGGATGCCAAAAGTTTCAGACAACGTGCCCGTTCTGTCAGATTATCGTCGAGCAGCAGACGGATCGCGTGTACGATGTAATAAGCGCAATCTTTTCCATTCATGTGACTCGCGCCCTGGCAGACAACCCAGAACTCGCCGACCACCGAGCAAGCGAACTGCTGGGAAACCTTGCGTTTACCGCATACCAGGATTGGGTTCAACCGAGGTATGAAGATATTGATCTGACCGACGAAGAACTCCTCGAACATCCCTACGTCCGGCGAAAACTTCTAGAGTAGTGATAAATGGAAGGAGGTAGACGAACACGGCGTAAACGAGAAGGGGGGCGTCGTAAGCGTAGTCACCGTGGGGGGTCGGTCGTTGCGGACGCGCTCGTCACGGTCGGCGCGCTCGCGGCGTGGAAGTATTTTACGAAGAAAGGCAAGAAGGGCGGCGGATCTCGTAAACTTCCTACGCGCAAACACGCTAAACATGTAGCGCGGTAGGTTTCTCAAACCCGTTAAACTTTGACATGCTCACCCACGAATATGCGCCAATATCGCGGACTTCCAGAACGTCTGAATCGTCGATCTCTTTCGGCAACCACACGTTTTCCGCAATTATGTCGGCAGAGTCGCACGTCCGCCCAAATATGGTAAACTTTTTCATATCTGTATACGGTTTGCGCGTCACGCACTCAAACTCCGGTTTGAAACCGTCAAAGAGGACGCCCGAAAAAATGCCATATACCGACTCATCGATCGTTATGCTCGGAGTCCCATCCGGCAGGACCTTGCGACCAATGACGGGAACGTCGAGCGAACAGGATTCTTCCGCGAAGAACCGTCCGGGTTCGGCGATAACGGTTTTAAAGGGCAGTAATTCGACCTCGCGGCGTATGAGCGGCGCAAGTTCACTGCGGAAAAAGTCGTTGCGCTTCGAACTCCCCGAAAACCCACCGCCGATGTCGAGTACTTCGGGTTTGAACGAATTAGGATACCGCGAAAAGCGCTCCAAGAATTCGCGGACGGTGTCGAACGCTGACTGGTATGCGACGGTAGACGTGCAGTCGCTCCCGACGTGAAAAGCGAGTCCATATATGGGTATATGCGGTTCTACGTATTCGAGTTCGTGAATATTGCGAATATGAAACCCAAATTTCTTGTTGAGAGGAATCCGAGACGCGCCCTTATCGTCGACAAAAATGCGAAGAATGGGTTTGGCGCGCGGAGATACCTCGTGGATTTTCGCGAGTTCGTACCCACTGTCAAAGGTCGTCATGCCCGCGTAGTCTGCGCTCAAAAGTTCGCGGCGAGACTTGCATGGGTTGGCGTATATGATGCTCTCCGCGTTTGCTCCAATTGTGCGAGCAGATTGGAGTTCGGCGAGCGAGGCGCAGTCGAACCCGCACCCACCCTTGTGCAACTCTTTCAGAACGGCGGGCATGTTGTTACATTTCACGGCGTAGTATGGGCGGATGGCGGGCAGGCAGTCTTTCCACAGTCGCACGCGATCGCGAATCGCTTGTAGACATACTTTTACGACGGCACCCAGCGTTATTGAACCGTTCAGAGATTATTATTTACACCAAACGTTTGTCTAAATAATACACTACACATATGAATGTTCGCACGGTGACGCCCACAAACGTCTACGACGAGGAAAAAATGAAATACCTGTTACAGTCGTCCAAGATTCTCGGGTTTGAGGTCGATGTAATCGGTCTCGGCAAACCGTTCATTTTTTCTGCAAAGATCCTGTGGTTGCTGGAGTATCTTTCGTCCTCGCCGGACGTCCGCGATGACGACATAATATGCTTTACAGATGCGTACGATGTGTTCTATGTCGAAAATCTGGACGCCATAAAGGATAAATTCCTGTCGTTCAACTCCGATATCGTGTTTTCGGTCGAAAAGTTGTATTCTCACCAACTCGAAATAGATAAGCGATTCTACGACGAGATGTCGTTGGGTCATTCCTACAGATACATGAATACTGGGTCATATATCGGTTACAAGAGCAAAATGCTGGAACTGTTCAGAGATATTTACGCATCCATGAGCAATCCAGAGTTTTTGAAAGAACTCGGAAAGGAGAATTACACCGTGCAGAGCGACTCGGTCGATCAAACCATCGTTTCCCATCATGTGGCAAAATATTGGAGCAAGTACAGCATATGCTTCGACTATACGTGCAAATTGTTTTACAACACGGCGGGAGATTGGTGGAGCATTGATTCTGCTATCGATTCAAATATGAGACTCGCATTGACGGGCGAAGTCCCTAGCACAATACACGTAACTCTAAAATGTAACTTTGAACACATTCTGCGCAAACTTTTTTACCAAACGTATTCCATGCTCGAAGGAAAGGCGTATACGTGGGACGGGCGCTCAATCGAGTTTCTAAAAGACGGAAAGATGAGCGCGTTTGGGTCGGGATCTTACGTATTTACCGGAAAACACGACGTGAAGGCGTCATTTGGCGGGAAAACCCACTCGATCGCGTTCCATAACAACTACTCCACGTTCAAGAGCATACGGGACTCCGACGGGGACATTGTGTGCGGCTGTTACCTACCTACCTCGGACGACATCGCAGTCTCCGTGTCGCACGGATAGAACCCCGTCCCCCAAGAACCACAACTGATGTTTGAACCCTCCAAACGTTGCGAGCACAGTTTCGTCTTTACACAACTCGTACGTCCCTCGCCCCCACGGGGTAGTTAAAACGTTTGATTCCTCGAACTTTACAGACATCCCCGTCGCCGCCCATTCGAATTCTTTGTTTACGAGGTTATTTGTTTGCGTGTCGGTATGAGAGGAAAGGGCGGACATGCGTTCGGTAAAATGTTTGCACATCCTCCTAAACTTGCCGTGACCGTCGCCGATCGGCGCAAAAAAGTGAGCAATAGCATGGCGCGCTATTTCTGCCGAACCTTCCAGAACTGTAGGTTGCACGAGCGAGACGAACTGCTTCATGTACTGCGAGTCGAGACACCCGCGCTTGTAAAATACGAAATTTATGAAAGGTTGTTCGAGACAGCACGGCATGTCCCCGCCCTTTTTCTCGGTCGAAAACATGAAATCGCAACACTCTGTCATCACGCTGCGAATAGTGGGGGTGTTTCGAAACGCAAGGACGCCAGTATTGACTGCGGGGATCTTCCACGGAGATTCGCATATTTCACGCGTAAAATACAACCCTCCGTTCCCAGGATGATCCAACTTTCCGTCTTCGATGGCATACAATTTGTCTTCCGAGGGAAGGTCCGCAAAAATATCTGCTAAATCTTTTTGAACGAGAATGTCCGTGTCCAAGTACAGGATCTGTGAAAACTCGTCGATGTGAGCGTACTCGAAAATGAGGCACTTTGCTGCTGCCGAGTGGAAGAAGGATCGAATATCGAGAATGCGGACGCGAATGGGGATTCCCGCGAGCGCGCTAATAGCGTCCACCTCGCCTTTAAAATCTGCGGACGTCATCACAAGAAACGTATACCGTTCGAGGCGCGGAACGTTGAGTCGTATGCTCACCATGAGAAGTTTCAGGAGGTTCAAATAGAACGGGTTGTGAAAGACGCACATGTAGACCAACGTTGGTTTCGCAGTCTGATCCATTTAAAACTAGCGAACATAATCATCTTAAATAGAATACATGAACGAATACCTGCCGTACAATCCCAAAAATGTTACACTGACTTTGAAGAACGTTGCGGACATCCTGGCGGGGATTCCGGGGTACGCGGTGCGAGACGTGGCAGTCTTCCAGAAAGCGATGGTTCACTCGACATACGTAAAACGCACAGAATACACGACGCTCACGGGGGAACCTGCGTTTCTCGGTAAGTGTCCGTCGGGCGTCATGGATCTTCAACCCGAGTCCTACGAGCAACTCGAGTTTCGCGGCGATTCGCTGCTGGGCGCGGTAGTCGCCAATTACCTGTGCGAGCGCTTCCCCGACGCCGCGCCCGGATTTCTTACCAACGCCCGCAAGTTGATCGTCAGAAACAAGACGCTCGGAACGCTGGCGAGGGATAAATTGGGACTCGACAAGTTCTTCGTGATTTCAAAGCACGTGGAGGAAATGCGTCCCGAACACGGACGCCAGAACATTGAGAAACTCGGCGACGTTCTGGAGGCGTTCATTGCTGCTCTCTGGATAGATTGCAGTAAGGATTTTACAGTGGTCAACAAATTCGTGGTATCGCTGATCGAAACCCACCTCGACATTCCTCTCTTATTGCGCGAGGACGACAATTACAAGGACCGCATGCAGAAACTGTGCCAGCAGACGAAGCAGTTCACGCCGATCTACAAGATGGTCTCGGCAAACGAGGACGGGGGGTTCACGATGGCAGTCTGTAAACCCTCGGGCGAAATCATTGCGGAAGGAACGGCGTCGACGAAGAAGCAGGCGGAGCAGAACGCGTGTCGCGCTGCTCTCCAAATTTACGTTGTCGTTTAAGTATATCAACAAATGGTCAATTTTCTAACTATTGGTTACGACTGTTCGCCGGCAGCAGCACTTCGTAATTTAGGAATGCGCGATTTCGCCCTTCCGTTCGACTGGGTGCAGTCAAACATTCATTGCATTCAAAGGTGCTTTGAGGAGAATTTTGAGAAATTTCACACAAATCTCAGACTGGACGCTAAACGAACGCGCGTGATTGACGAGTACGGGTTTGAATTTCCCCACGATTATCCTCTGGATGAATCGGTTTCAACGGACGTTATTGGAACAGGTGTATTTGGAGAGGAAGAGGGGAAAACTATAGTTCCAACGTGGGAGAACCTTTGCGGTCTTGTAAGGGAGAAATACGACAGGCGCATTCAGCGATTCAAAACGATAGTTCAAGATACTACTACGCCTATCATTGTACTTTGCAGGTACGGAACCGAAGATGTAAAAACTCTTCAGCAATTGTTTCTGAAATATTATGGAGGCAGGCGAGATATGTTTTTCATAAACTCTACATCCGAAGTACCTTTTGAAAGCGAGTATATTGTGAATATTCATACTGAAAAAAATGAAATATGGAACGAACCTGCGATATGGAAATCGGCAGTGGATCGTGTCGTAACCCATATAAAGACGGTATCACCTCAACGTTACACTGCATGATTGTTCGTGATACTACGAAGATACTCTTCCCGCTTCGCGCCGTAACATTGATCCGAAAACTTTCTGCCGAAAAGGGACGGACTCTTCAGTAGGTGTCTCAATTCTTCACTCGACACAAACAAGTATGTTTTCAACCCGCGATCCGAAGGGTACGGGTAATTCATACCTTGCCAGTTTGTGAACGTCGTTGCTCCGTCTGCCGAGTTTGCGGTGATTTTGATTTCGTCCGCAAGATTGTTTGCGAAAATATGAGTTATGTGATAGTGCTCCTCCGGACAGTAAATTGTGCTATATTCCCTGTCAATTTTCATATTGTTGTCACGCAGTATCGAAGCACAAATGTTTCGGTTCAAAACAAACCAGGATGATGATTTCTGTATAGAGTCGCGAGAGTAGTATTTCAGAAGTTCTTCGCACCTCGGAAAGCATTGGTCTTGGGGCGCAATGTTGAAATGTCCGAAATCGTCCTTCGTCAAAAACTCAAAGACGTGGTCGAATGGTTTTAAAGGTATGCATGTGCCAGAAAGAGTTATCATCTTGTAACAACCGTCATCGTACGCCCGTTTGAACAGTAGGTTCAAGGCGTGAACAATCGACACGTCGCAGTACTTCGTTTCAACACACCTTTCAAGTTTACGGTCTTCAAAATGTTTGAGGGGAGTGTTGGATTTATAATGAATATAAATCCCATACGTTGCGGGATCAACGCCCCGAAAGAAGTGTTGCCATGCGTCTTCGTGGTTGATGATATCATACACCAAGAAGCAGAACCCGAGTTTCATTGTAATGGTTGTTGTTCAACGCGCCGCTTTAAACATGTAGAGATATCGAAGTCTCGGAGGCGGAGATTGCTTTTTCGACGAGGGCGGGAGTTTCCTTGACGACCTCTTTTGAGGTTTCCACGATTTGGGCGAGCGTCTCGTTGCCCGTAGACGCAACTACTTCTGCTACGACGGGCGAGTTAACCACATCCTTGGCGATTTTTTGCGCCTGCGATACCTGTTCGGCAGTTACGACTCCTCTCTTGCGCAGCACATACACCGCGAGACCCAGTAGAGAGGATAGCACAAGAGCGAGAGAGACACCACCCAGAATGACACCGGACGAACTTCCGGGCGCTTCGACAATAAGCGTTGTCGTTGTTCCATTCATTTACTTGTTTGTAATCCTGTGCTAGCATTAAATCAGTGAATTAACCTGCTGTGGGTGAGTTTGTATGTCCTGTGATGATTTTTGCGTTGTCTCTTGCGGTTGCGGCAGGTCTTGCCCCGCTTGCACGAACTCGAGTACTCGGCATACTTTTGAACGCACGGGGTTTTGCTGCCCGTCGCCTTACACAGTTCCTTCATCATCGGTTTGAACCACTTCGACAGACTCGCGCGGTCCGTGAGGTCGATGGAATCTTTATACTGCTTGGTAATTTCGCGGAGGTGGGGGTACGGGTACACTTCCAGAAGAGCGTCAAAAAAGTCTTGGTATCTCCGAGTCTTTTCGGGTGTCACGTCCTTGTCCTTGTAGTTGTAGACGACGCAAAA